ACAGGATAAATGATTTTTTGTCTTTAGCCATAAAAAAATCCCTCTCAAATTGTGGTGGTAGAAGCACTCACAACTCAAAAGGGATAAAGATTTTTTAACTTTCGGTATCTTCTACATACCAGTTAACGATTCAAATATACTAAATCACACCGAATAACCCAACTCTTCTTTGATTTTCTTTTGATGTTTTTGTCGCAGCTCATACATCGTACCTCGCAATTCTGGGTGATCTAATTGCAACCTTTGACGGCATCTACGGATGGTCTCGGCTTGTGTTAACTTGCCTGATTCCAAACGAGAATAAAAGTTGAACAGATTGGATTCGCTTCTCCAAATCATTGACATCAATAGGTTGTCGTTGTCTCTTGTCTGTGGGTATTGCTCAAGCAATTGTCTCACAAGTTCTTTTGTTATATTCATAGGGGTTTTGTTTGGGTGTAAAGGTGACGCACTTTGCATTCGCTGAATTGCATTCGCTGGGCAATCTGTCTCCAGGTGCAACGCATATCATCACGAAGGATTGCGATTGCCCAGCATAGTGCTTGTTTATCAGTTAGATTTTTCACAGTACATTTTCTTTGCATTGGCAAACCCGGCATTGTATGCGAGTTGTTGTTCCATCTTCTCCAGTTGTTTGAAGTTAAACACCATATGCGGACTGATATCCAAATCCGGATATTCTGTGCGTAGGTGTTCAACCAAACGGTCAATTGGTGTTTTCATTTTCTGCCTTGATTATTTCTTGAATCTGTTGTGAGATTGCTTTGATTAAACTGATTATATCAAGATTGTGATTGATGGTCTTAATGTCTTGAAGTTCTATCTCCGTGTTTCTGTGTTTAATCCTGATCTTCATTTTGGTTTGGGATTAATTCGTGAAGAACTTTCAACCAGTAGTATTTGCTTACTTCTGTGCAATGATCAAGTATTTCATATACTGCAACTCTCGCACATTTTATTGCATCATCTTCCGATAGTGAATGAATCATATCAAAATCTCCATCTACCAATTCAACCGTTTCCGCATTGATGGTGTAAAATTTGGCGATCAGCTCTTCGGCTTTTTCTTTGGGTGTTATATCTGTTTTCATTGTCTGTCTATAAATTCTGCGTAATCTCGTGCATCTTTTTCCGTTTCAAAGGTGGCGAGTAATTCTCCAGCGAAGTACACACGCCACTTGCAAATGGAATTAATTGTCGCTTTTACTACCCTTGCTTTTAACATTTTTCAATTCTGTAAATTGGTTCTTGAAAGTTTGCAATTTGTCTTCCAGTTCTGCGATTCGTTTCTCACTAATCATCCGTGAGCTGTTCAAATCATCCTTGCCTTGCTGGATGGTTGACCTGATCGTCAAGATTTCTGTTTCCAAATCCCAAATGTTGCGATTCTTTTTGTTGATTGCTTCTTGCAATTCCTCTGCGTTTCTCTCAACTTGCCACAACCGGTAAGCGAGAAGGACAGTTACACCGCCCAAGATTAAATAAGTTATCATAAGAATCTAAATTTAATGATATTTTGATTTTTATTATTATTTCTCACGACTTCAATTCTGTTTAATTCAACATACTTTTTAATCAAAGTGGACACATCCGATTTGCGATGCTTGTGAAGAATGTCAAGAAATACAGGATCTTGTCTGTACACCCAGACATTCCCATAAACGCTTTTGACATCATCCAGGAACAATTGAGTTGTCCTGTGAACTACTCGGTTCGGTCTTTTGCTTTTGGGCTTTGTAGTGCCGTTAAAATAAAGATTCAAAACATCTGTTGCTTTTCTCAAGATTTCCAATTCAACCTCGGTGAATTGATTAAATAATTGTATTTGTTTCATAGTTTTATTTTGCTTTTCCTTTATAGAATTTGTGATTGAAAATGGTTTGACTGAATTGGTCAAACTCTGGATTGTACTGATCCCGTTCAAACTGGTATGGTTTGGCTTCGGGAAGTTCTTTGCTCATTGCCTTCTTAATGCAATGAAGACCGTAACCCACCGCAAAAACGATGGGTGTTAAAACGATTGGATAAATTATGTCAAGTGCCATAGTTCAAAACAACATACTTTCTTTCACTTATGCAAATTTATTTTCTAATTGGCTTTGTGAATGAACGATTTATTTTGTGATTGACAAAAACAACTCTCCAGCGTAGGTCAATTTTTCATCAATGATTTCTTGGATGTCCTCTTCCAAAGTGATGAGAGTGGTTGTGAGCTTCTTGCCGATGGGCATTCGTGGATCGTAACTGACAAACAAACCCTCTTCCAATCCGGTTGCAATCATCCCCATCTGCATCTGGTAAAAATACTCCGTGCGTTTTGACTTCAACTGCTCGTTGTTTTTGATGAAGAAGTTTTGCAAGTGGTTTCCTGAATTAAACGGACATTTGATTTCTACCAACTGGTGACCAAGTGCATCAGGTGAATACCCACCCCATTCGCCATAAGTGATGAAGGTGTATGTCTCTGCACCGTAGTATGTGAAGAAATCATCGGTTTGTTGAGAGAAATAGTGGAAGGCTTCCTTCTCGTGTTCCTTACCCCAATCCAAAGCACGACCATAAATCTCCGATTTAGCACCGGTTAAGTATTCTGCAGCCTTCTCAAAGACAAATGATTTCGCAGTTTCGGAAAGGAACTCCGATTTGTTTTTCGGAGTTCCCATCAGTTTGTGGATTTCGGATGCCGTGAAGCGTGAACTTCTCAACCTTTGCCAATCTTCTTCGTTCAAAGAAGTGTGAATAACTGGATGTGACTGATTCATTTCTCACCAATTAAAAGTTTCATATTCACCGGAGATACCTCAAACTTGCTTGTGATGTCTGTCATCAATCCGCCTGTCTTGAGATGCTCAACGGCTTTGTTCCAAGATGGGTGCTTTGGTGTGAGTTCATCTTTCTTTGGAATCTGTCTTCCCATTGCTTTCTCACCATCGTCATCATCATCAATGTTCAAGTTTAGGATAGAACCAAGTGCATACCTCCGTGCGTAGGTCATTGCACTTCCCATTGCTTGTGGATCGTTCTGCTTTGCAACCGGCATCACATAGGATGATTCCATCCACTCGCCCGAATCAGCGTGAAGGAGGATTGTTGTGAGTGCGTTCCCATCAGGGAATTGACTAATTGCCAAACCACATTCACTCAATGGCTTTTGAATTGTATCCAGTATGTTTGCCAAACTTGCATACTTGGATTTGAAGAAAGGATTGTTGGATTCCTTTGCTACCTTGCTTACCGATGATTGGAAATCTACCAACGCACCAGCGATGTTCTTAATTGATTCTGACTTATTCATAGGAAATTTGTTTTGTGTCCGAGCATAAATAATACTGTAAACTTGTCGGGTTCAAGATAGAAAAATCTTTCCGTCTCAATTCCCACTAAATTGGTCTCAACGCATCCACCGAAGTACACATCTCGCTTGATCAGGTACGGTTCAAGTTCATCAAAGTGATGCTCAAGTAAATAGTCATCAACTTGCTTGTCAATGTAAACATACTTATCATCCTTACCGAGTGTAAGAATCCATCCGTTGATTGTTGCTTCAATCATTGTTCACCTCCCGTAGTGCGATTTCAATGACGGCTTTTGCTTTGGGTGAAACGATGTTTCCCTCAACCAAATACTTTCTTACCGTTGGAAGTGATACCCCTGTTTTACGAGCGACTATTTGAAATAGCCCTTGTCTGCGTTTGAGTTTAATTGTTTCAATTGCTTTGTTGTAATCCATAACAAGAGCAAAAGTAAAATAAACTTTCTAATAATGCAAATAAACTTTTCTTTTTGTGCGATTAACTTTTCACATCCACAGAAAAAATCAAATCACCAAGACGGGCATTCAACTCATTTACCAATTCCATCTGTAATGAATCGGTGAACGCATCGGACAAAAAGTGAGTTGCCTTTGTACCCCTTCTGTGAATCTTTCGTGCAATGGCTTTTGCAAGTGAATCATAACTCATATCAGGGTTCGTAGGCTTGATGCCTTTATATGCCATCCATTCTTTGATTGACTGCCAAAGATATGGTGTGCCTTCCGTGTGACCGTTTCTTGTTGGCTTCCTCCCGTATTCAACAAACTCCCAGTAATCCTCTGCAAGTAAAATTGTGTTAATTGATGTGGGTGTTTTGGTGATCTCACCGGGGACAAAGGATTGTTTCAAAGCGGATGACGCATTCACCCCTTTATCATCCATAGATTTGGCGATGGCTGGATAAACCTTTTGATTCCACCAAGTCACAATGATTTGTTGAAGCAAAGAATTCGGATCATTGGCATCATCCAAAAACGAATCAAGGGAATCACCCAGTTTGCTAATATCTATTGTAGCCATCCCACAAGCGTTAAAACTAATAGACCTATACTTATACTCTTAAACACCGACAAAGTGCGTGAGATGGCTTTATTTTCACTCACAAGTGCTTTGTTCTTTTCCCGAAGATGTGCGTTATTGATTCGCACCTTGACAATGATGGAATCTTGTTCGGCAATAATGATGGAATCGGCAGTCACAATTTTGCGTAGATGCGTGACTTGTTCCCTTGCAATTGCACCTTTGACCAAATATGTGTTGGCTTGTTTGATTGTATTGGTATCAATCAGCACTTGCCCTGATAAATTCAATGACCAAAAAATTAACCCATAGGTTGATATTTTTATCATTGTTTTCATCTTATAAGGTAGCATTCTTCTTCGATTGTTTTTCTTTTTCGGCAATGAGCTTGTCAAGATACCACTTCGCTTTGTACAAATCTTCGAGACCGTTCTTGTCTTCGCACCTCCATAAGTACTTAATTATGTTACCAGTACAAACAGCAACTAAACCTTTCTTTTTGATTGTCGCTGATTCAATGGCATCAATACATTCTATTTCGCCTTGTTTGTAGTGTGTTGGGTTGACTGCATCCATTTCAATACAAAGGTATAATAGTTTTCCTCAATCAAGATTATATGACCGCCTCGCATATAAAGTTGGGTGTTTTCAAACAACTGCGAGATGGCAACAATTTGTTCAGCATCAACCATCCCATCTTCCAAGATTTGAATGATGTCGGATTCGCCTTCAATCAAACCCATCCAGTTGTCGTTCTTGGTCTCGTGTATGATTTGAACCTTGATCATATTGTCTTGTGTGTGTATGCCCGAATTACTCTGTCACCTTTCTCCGTTCTTGTTGGCAACATATACAACCAACGACCTCCTGTGAACTTTGGTGATGCACCTCTTTCAATATGCCATCCCTTTGAACCATCTCCGTATTCTTCTTTGTAGGCACTCGTTCTAATCATCAAAATATCACGAAGCAAAACAGTTCCCACGGATGATAAGTATTCCACGCTGTATGTCATCTCATAATCTTCGTGAACATGACCCATCCAAATCGCATCAGCACCTTCAACATTCACAGACATACGGTTGTGCTGGATAGTTCCACGAGTTACTGCACCACCACCGCCAAATCCGTGCATATACTTAATATTGAATCCAATCTTTTTGGAGTGATGGTTGAATTGATATTTTACCCATCCACCGTAACCGCCAACCTGAATTGCGGTACCTGCTCTATAGTTTAACAAAGTAACAAAGCGTTCAATGATGTCCGTCTCTTGTCGTTTCAAGATGCTTGTCTCGTGATTGCCGTAACCGATAAACTTGATGATATGTGCGTAGGGCAAAAACCATTCAACAGCAGTATTGATGATGGCATCAAAATAGTTTGAAACATTGTGTTCAGGTCTTATGTCCGATTTGCTTTTTCTGGGATCGTATGCACCTTGCATCAAACAAAACAAATCACCGTTGATCAACACATCGTTGTTACCTTTCAAGGCTTCGTCAAGATGTTTCTTCAACAAATCTCTGTCACATTTAGGATTGTCCCAATGCAAATCCGAGATCAAAAGAACTTTGGTTTCTTCCCACGGCTTTGGGATGACAATGATGTTGTTGTTTTTCATAGAGTGGTATCCAAGTGGATGTGCAATCCTATTGCCTTTTTTAACCCCTCTGCTGAAGGTTTGAAGGTGTCAAGGTATATCGTATCAAAGTGATTGATTGAATCGATTAAACGAATTCTTTTAATTTTCTCTTTCTCAATAATCCTTTCGTGTAATTCAACATTTAGTGGTTTGATATAGCGGACTGGTTCATCGTAATTGAAGAACGCCCACAACCAACTAAACAGGAACAACGCAAGTATTATGTAAATAAGGAGTGATGACTTGGAAGTTGATTGCATAACCAGCGAGAATATCAGTTTTTGAATCGTAGAATGGAGAAGCGTTGCCGTTGATCACAATCTCAAAATCCTCATCATCTTGTGTGTTGTTTTCAATCAATGCAAAGATGTCAGTCATAATCTGTGCGGTATCCGAAAGAACTTCGATTGTGTTGCTCTCGCTTTCAAATACTCTGTCCATCACAAGCAATGCAAAGTTGTAGGTCAATAGATTCCCAGTTGACTGCAAATTGAAGCCATCAGGATACAACCAAACCAAAGGATAATACTCAACATTCTCAACCGTCAAATTTGACTGCTGACCAACGCCAAACTTGTGAACCATCTTATGGCTTTCGGCTGCCGTTTGAATCTTTTGAATTATTTGGTTTAGTGTCATTCTTGAGAAATTTGAGAAGTTTGGCTTCGTTGTTTTTTTGCCATTTGTTATTCCTTGTCGGGGAAGTCATAGTTGAAGAAGCAGTCATCGTATCTCGTAGGCAAGTAAATTCCACCGCTGAATGTTGTTGATTTTGGACGGATGGTGTCAATAGTTGAACCTGGGTTCAAATATAAGGGGTAATCTGTGGTGTTTGTACGAATGTAATCCCTCAAACGATTGGCATAGTATTCGGCTTTGTCACGATAACGACCTTCAATCATTGTCATTTCCTCAACAGATACCGCCCTTGCATTGTCACTCTCACGAGATGCAACCGATTTATTCATCAATTTGAAGGTCATTGGAAGCATTGCCTCAGTCAAGGTATAATACTTCAAACAAGGTGCAATGTACGAATCCAAAAGGGTAGTATTCAACTGGGTTAATGTTCCAGCGAATGCCTGAACTTGCAACTCATCGTAAATTCCTGAACCAATCACATCACGGATGTAGATTTCTTGAGCTTCTTTGATTGCTGATTTCAACAATTTATCGTCAACATTCTCATTCAAAGGGGTGTTGTCTTTGAGATAAGTGGTTGAAATGAAATATACAAAATTGGTCATCGTTTAATTCTCCTTAATAATTGTTGAACCCAAATATGTCTGCATTGTGGGGTGTTCACATCCAATGTGGGGTTGTGATACCAACCACCTCTCCTCTTCCAAACATCGTATCCGAGTTCTGCACTCATCATATTAATGTCCTCACGAGAATACACACGATTGCTGGAATCAATTTGACGGCAGAAATCTCGTGAACCAGGGATGATCATTCCACCTTGAATGCCGGGTGCTAATCCGTATTTGTAACGAACCACGATTTCGGTTTCTAATCTCTTCACTTCTTCAACTCCTTTCGGGGTTGTTTCCAATCCATCCTCGTATGACTTAATCAACTCCGCTTTGGCAAGTTTAGCAATCGCATCAGCGACAACCTTCGCATCAAGTTTGGTGATGTTTACAATGTCTCCAACTTGAAGACCTTTGTTCTCTTTCAACACATTCAAGATGGCAGTTTCAACGGCATCAACAAATTCAAACTTGTAGGTTTCAAAGTTGTCTGCACTCTCTCCGTATTGTTGAAAGACCTTGATGTCTCTTTCATCATCCCATCCAAAAGGATTTTGTTTTGAAAGGGCAACGGTTTCTTCTTCTTCAATCTCATCAAATCCCAACTCTTTTCGTGCTTCATTTCTGTCAATGATTCCAGCAGTATACAAAGCCTGATAATCCAAACCAATTGGTGGTTTGTTGATGGTTTCTAACCGAACTTTTGCGATTGGTTCTAACAAATAAGAAAACGCATCATCAATCTTTTGTTGACGGGGTTCAATGTAGGCGTGATGAAACATCTCGTACGCTTCAATCAACTCGCTACGACCTCCCAATTGACCTTCCACACGAACTCCAAACAACATTGGAGAGTTGACCTTGTGTGCCACAAATATCTCTTGTTGTACGGTCTTATTCAACAAGTCAAATTGCTTGTCAAAATCCGATGGCTGAAGGTTGCTGATAACAGATTCCTTCTCCGTTGGATCGTTGTACTGAATAATTAACCCACCGGCATTGTCCGTGCCTTGATAATTCTCTTTGAATCTACGAGCAGTTTGACGGGCTTCTTCAGGTGTTGGAATACCTTTGAATAACTGGATGTGAGTTTGTGCCGTAAATCCGTTCTTAATGCTATTCAAATAGTAATTGGATATCTCCGTGTCAACCTCAATGTATTTTAACGCACCAACATAATCAGGCAAGGGATATTCACCTTGACCTGGTCTGTAAAACTGGCAATAGTATAATTGCTTGGATTCCCTTGTGATTGGGTTGTATGGTTGATAGTGAATCTTCTCCGCTTTGTTATCTGTCCAGTCAGCACAATACACGAAATCACCGTCAAGACCTTTGCGAACATCCTTAAATGGGATGTGATAATACTCCGATGGTGCGGTCTTTGCCTTGTTCCAAATGACCTCAACTGCAAAACCATTAAACAACTCTGCATCGTATGCAATCTTTGCCTTAAGTTCTTCGTAGGTCTCGTATGCGTTTATGTTTTTAAGTTTGGCTTGGGCTTTTGCAATGTCGGTTGTGTTTTGTCCATAAACCTCCGTGCCAATACCACTCACATAAGATGCTTTTGCAGAAACAA